CAATACATTCAAATATGTCGTTTTCAAATCTCAAAAAGAGCTCCTCTCTGGGGAACCTGACACAGAAACTTATCCAACAAGTCGAAAAGGATAACAAGGGTTCAGGTGGAGGAGCAGACGAAAGGCTCTGGAAGCCTGTAATGGATAAGTCCGGTAATGGTTATGCCGTTATTCGTTTCCTTCCTGCCCCCAATGGAGAAGATCTTCCTTGGGTAAAAACATTCTCTCACGCCTTCCAGGGACCTGGTGGGTGGTACATTGAAAATTCTCTGACTACTATTGGTCAACAGGATCCTATTGGTGAACTGAACCGTGAACTGTGGAACACTGGTAATGAGACTGATAAAGATACTGTTCGTAAGCAAAAGCGTAAACTGTCTTACTATGCAAACATCTATGTTGTAAAAGATCCTGCCAATCCTCAAAACGAGGGTGGAGTATTCCTTTATAAGTTTGGTAAGAAGATCTTTGACAAGATCATGGATGCAATGCAACCTGAATATGAGGATGAGACTCCTATCAATCCCTTTGACTTCTGGCAAGGTGCTAACTTCAAACTGAAACTTGCAAAAGTTGCTGGTTATTGGAACTATGATAAGTCTGAGTTTGCTGCAACATCTGCTCTTCTGGATGACGATGATGCCTTGGAAGCAATCTGGAATAAGGAGTATTCACTCCAAGAACTGGTTGCTGCTGACAAATTCAAGTCCTATGATGAACTGAAGAAGCGTCTTGATTATGTTCTTGGTAACAAGAAAGCCAAGGCTGTTGAAGCAGAAGAGACTCAGTATGATAGTTATTCTTCTACCGAACAAAGTCGTGTCAGTGAAGAAGATGCTTTGAAGAAACTGGAACAACAAATCATCCAGTCCAATTCTACACCTCAGACTTCAACTAATGATGATGAGGATGATGCGATGAGTTACTTCAGTAAACTTGCTGATATGTAATACCAAAATCGGCAATTGAATCCAAAAAAGGGCCTTTAATTTTTCCTGGGAAAAATAGGGCCCTTTACTTTTTTTTATTGGAACAATCTAATGTTCTCTCCCCTTACCAGTTTCTTATCGACGTATTGACTACTTCCCTTCTTGTAAATCAATGACCCTCTGAGGTCATTTTCAATAATATTGACGTATTCCTCTTTTAGAAGAAAAATGTTTCTCTTTTCATCGTCTCTCTTTACTTCATAATCATAATTTGTAAATTCTTGAGTAATACCAGTCTTTGTCAATTCACTTCCTAACTTGGTATCGTAATATGTAATACTAAAATCTTTATCAACCTCAAGACCTTTTGGAACTATAACAAACCCAGATTGGTCTTTTACTTCAATAGTCTCATAATGATGAGTTGCGAAGAGATTTTGTTGTGTAACGTATTTTGTATCTAAGTAGTTTTCAAATGACTTTTGAGATAGTGGCCATTCATCTTGAAAGTGAATTACATTGTTACAAAGAAGAACTAACCAATCATAGTATTGAGAACCATAATATTTGTATGCAACGTTATCCGGTCTATCATCACCAACTATAGAGTATTTCGTAAAATATGATAAATCTGTAAATATGTCTTCACGAAGAACACCTCTCTTGAAGAGGTTTTTGGTTTGAATATATGCTGATATAGTCTTATTATCTTTGAGCCTATTGACATACTCAAAGTTAGGAACATATCTAAAGTATGGTGTTGCCATTTTTAGTAACCTGTTGGGTGGTTGTCATTCACATAATCAATATCGTAAATAGGCTCAAGTTCACTGAAATTCAGAGTAAGTGTAGTTTGAACCATAGAACCACCATCAGCATATGTCATATATGTGTTCCCTGGTGTATAATTCACACTAACGTTAGTGAGAGCACAAGGTTTAATTTTATTTAAGTATGGATGAGTGTTACCGTCGGCGGTATCACTACCATCCCCATTATATATGTACTCTAACTGAAATATTTTTGGTGTTTTGAGGAAGATACTTCCAGTTGTTTCAATAACTGGGGCAGAGAACTTTTTGAATGTTTTAATAATTTCTCTAACCTGTTCTGCCTCTTCTTTGAATCTTGGTGCAAATTCAAATTGGAACCCAAATGATCTTAATTTTGGACCACTAAAGAGAAGTTCCATATTTGGGTTGATTGTACGACCACTTTGTCTTGTTGCAAAAGATGTGTTTCCAATGACATATCCGGCAAGAAGTGCTGCAATGGCATCTCTTTCACTACCTGTGACCTGATCTACAAAACCTTTGGCAGTTTCAAGACTCTTTCCTAGAACAGTCTTTGCTGCATCAAATTTACTTTGAAGAGTATCTGCATTAGCCACACCCGTCAGTAAATCACCAACACTAGCTGCCAATGCTAACTCAATTGAATTTCCATTACTTTCTCCCCAATTCACACCATTTTGTGTTCCTAAACCATTTGTCATTGGAAGAATAATTGTTCCAAGACTTCCTTTTGTCTCTTTGTATCTAGATACCGCGGACTTACCAGTAAACGTACCGCTATTATCTACAACAGTCTGTTGGAAGACATTATCTTTAACATAGCCAACAGAATCAATAGACTTCACCCAGTCTTGGATGCTTATTTTAATGTAATCATAGGTAATACCAGTAATATCTTCGACAACTTCTAAGTTGGCAAGGGGGTACCTTAAAACACCTACACTTTCAACTTTAGGTTTCGGGGTTGGTGTAGGTATATTTTTTGAATCACCTTCTTTTTTTACTACAGGATTATCTGCAGGATTATCTGCAGTTATCACCTGACCATTTGCCGTTGAAGGGGATTCGACATTTTCTGCCCCGGTTGCTGCTTGATTGTCTTCTACCGTAACTGGTGGTGTCACTGGTTGTGTAGTCTTTTCTCCTTCAAGATTAACTTCTTTTTGGGTACTAGGATCCACAATTCGTGGAGTACCTTGATTGAAAAATCTCTGTCGTGCAATAATTCCCTCTCGTTGATCATCATAATTTTCGGAATTATTTAATACTGCAGCCCTATCATTATTAAAAACTTTATAACCTTCTAAAAAGAATGCTCTCTCAACTTCTTTAACAGAACTCCGAGTATTATTTCTTCTATTATATACATCTGTAAAACTCTGAGGATTATTTAATTTCCAATCACTACCTTTTCCTTCACTTGATGCAATTAGTACATCTACTCCAAAAAGTCCAGAACCAATTGCAAAGACTTCTATTTCTCCAGTTTCAGTGTTTACCTCTTGTTTGGTCTGAATCTTATTCCAGGTTCTATATTGGGGAATTATTGCCATTAACTGTGGTTCATCCAGTTTAGTTATTTATCCTAAATTTTTGATAAGGTATAGACCTCATATCCTGTAATTCATTTGGATACACGACAAGTAGGTCATTATTTGCAACTTCTTGCCAAGTATAGTTTCTAAAATCTCCCCAATGGTAGTTAATACCTTTAAATCCCCACTTATAAACACCAACACATGCAATCAAAGGAAACTCATCGTATTTAATTCTTGGTGTTTTTGGTTGATATATGAATGTGTAGTATTTACCAACTTCTGGAACCAAATCTTTGGTTGTCAATATTTGCATTATTTCCAGAAACATGTCATCTGGACCACCAGAAGTTCTGATCTTATCTACGAGGTTTTCTACTCTTTGTGTGTCGCTTGCTAGATAATCCTCTTGTTCCATTAGTTTTAATGCCCAACTCTATTTCCGTAATTATCTTAAATTCACAACCATTATCTAACGCAAATTCACGAGCCGCATTCCACTTTGCCTCATTGATAGCATAAGTGATACTCTCCATTATAAAAGATTTTGTCTCCCTTTGAGGTTTTGAAGGAGGTACACATTGTTTTGCAGGTTTCACCTCTACTATGTATTTTTTCGTCTTACCATCTCTGGTCTCTACTTCTACCAAACCATCAGGATAATATCTATGAACCCTATTATCTTTTGGTGAAACATAAGGAATACTAAACTCTTCTGACGCCCACTTTATAACACTCTCTCTTCTATCACACCACCTAAAAAATTCTAACTCCCAACTACTTCTGTAGATGATATTATTGACATCACCCATATACTTTTTAGGATTTCTTGGATTAAATCTACCTTGATGAAAATTTCCCATACCAAATGGAGATACCTTGACTGCGTGTTCTGCTAATGCTATTCTTTGTTCTTCTGTAAAACTCTTTGGAACACCTGTATTACCTTTACTAATATTATTTTTGTGTTCCTGTGTTAGTTTTCTACCAAGCCAACTTGGAGGTGGATGGTCTATAAACTTTTGTCTTACTGCTTCTGTAATTGGATAGGGGTTTTTATTTTTGGTTCCTTTTCTACTTGACTTTTGACCACATTCTTTACCACAATATTTTGTCCATTCATCATTTCCCTTGTGCCTACTTTCAAATTCAACACCACAACAGGCACATTCGGCGGGTCTTCTTCTACCACGTCTCTTACTTTCACCCATTCCTTATACATAGTATATAATAGTCAAGTGTATTTATAGATGGCTGGTGCATTACCTAATGGTATAAGAACGTCAGACCTAAAGAGTAGGATAATGCATCTTGCTCAAACTTCTGTATATCAAATTAAGATGAGTCCTCCACCAGAGGTGATAGGACTCATGAATACAAGAGGTTTTAATTTTAATTTAGACTCACCGAATATTGAACTCCTATGTAATTCTGTAAGTCTTCCAGGTACAAGTTTTCAAACGGCGGAAGTGACTAATAATTATGCTGGTGTAACAGAAAAGATGGTAAGTCGTCGTTCTTTTGACACCACCATGACGATGACATTTTATGTTGATAGAAACTATAAAGTGATTGATTTCTTTGAAAGTTGGATGGACTGGATTTCTAATCAAACAGACACTAGTGCATATAAGACAGAATATGCATCTTATAGAATGAATTATCCGGTCACATATAGAGGGCAGGTATTTATTAGTAAGTTTGAAAAAGATGGTTATGGAACCGCAAATAGTTATACTTTAGTTGGTGCATATCCTATATCAATTAACTCCACACCTCTTTCATATTCTGCCAGTCAAATTATGGAATATACTGTGAACTTTACATTCTTGAGATATACTAGAGATAAATTCAAGTGGAGAAAGAGTTCAAACTCATTATTGAACAATGCCAGTACACTAACTTCAGAAGTTCTTGCTGCATTTAATAGTACCCCAAATCTTACCAGAGCTCTGGGTGATGATGGAAGTACAACACCTGGAACCGCTAACTAAATACTAATAACTGATTTCTTTATTAAGTCATTATGCCTTTGCCAAAAATTGCAACTCCAACTTATGAGTTGACTTTACCCTCTACTAAAAAGAAAATTAAATATAGACCATTTCTTGTTAAAGAAGAAAAACTTTTGGTTCTTGCTCTTGAAAGTGATGACACCAAACAAATCACTAATGCAATCAGGGCAGTTCTAAAGAGTTGTATTGAAACCAGAGGTGTTAAAGTAGAAGCACTTCCTACATTTGATATTGAATTTCTTTTCTTAAATATTAGAGGTAAGTCTGTTGGTGAAGAAGTTGAAGTAAATATTCTTGCTCCTGACGATGGTGTGACTGAAATTCCTATTACTATCTTATTGGACGAAATTGAAGTAAAGGAAGGTGAGGGTCATGACAAGAAAATTAAACTTGATGATAGTTTAATGATGGAAATGAAATATCCGTCACTAGATGAATTTATTAAAAATAATTTTGATGTTAAGGGTGAGGTTGACGTTAATAAATCATTTGAATTGATTGCAGGTTGTATTGATAAAATCTTTAGTGAAGAAGAAGTTTGGTCTACTGCAGATTGTTCAAAAAAGGAAGTTATTGACTTTTTGGAACAAATGAATTCTGTTCAATTTAAACAAATTGAAAAGTTTTTTGAGACTATGCCAAAACTTTCTTATGAAGTTGAGGTTACTAATCCCAAGACTGATGTAAAAAGTACTGTCGTCTTGGAGGGCTTATCCAGTTTTTTCGCATAGGTATGATCCACATGGATCTTGAGAACTACTTCAGGTTAAATTTTGCCCTGATGCAGTATCATAAATATTCATTAACGGAGATTGAAAACATGATGCCGTGGGAGAGAGACATTTACGTAGCCCTCTTACAGCAACACTTAGAGGAAGAAGAAGAAAAAGCAAAGGCACAACAAAATGGCTAGAGATCCTCAAAAACTAAGAAAAGCTTATGAATATAAGTTAGGGAAGGATCTTGCCGATAAGTTAAGTGATGCTCATATTGCATCACTATCAAATTACTATAATCGTGCTTCAAACGAAGAACAGAGTAAGATTGATAGTGAACTTATAAAGGGAATGGGAGACTTTCTGAATAGTGCCAGAGACCTGGCGAAGGAAGGTTTTGTTCGTGACCCAAAACTTCCTATTCAGAAGTATCAACCAGAGGATTTGAGTGAAGTTAAGGCAAAGGAAGATGCCTTTCAGAAGTATCAACCAGAAGATAAAGCCAAAGACGATTTTGTAGAGAGTGTAGATAAGAAACTGGATGAAAAGCTGAGTGAGACTTCTGACTCTATTATGAGTGAGATTGATAAACTCATTGCAGAGTATCAGAAAAAGGTAGATGATTATAA